GTTGTGCCGAGTAGAGTTCTTCCATCAGATCCCCTCAGTGGTCATCAGCGCGTTCCACAGGCTGCCGCGATTCAGGCTCTTCACGTCGGTGCGGGTGTTCATGTCGTTTACCCGGGTAAAGGCCCGGCCCAGCTCGTCAAAGTGGACGTCGATCTTGATGTCGTTCTTGAAAGACTCACGCCTTCCCCCGCCCATCACATCCTGTCTCGGATCATTTGGGCCAACGGTCTGAGAGCCCCAACCGTTTTCTTTTTGCGCTTCAGAAATCCACTTGCTAATGAAGATACCTGCCACAGCTGCACCGCCCGATGCGTACCCCGCCACTGCGGCTTGTGCTGCCAAGCTAGCCGCGAGCTCTTTGCGAGACTTCACCGGGAGTTCCGATTTCTTCAAGTCAATTCCGCCGGTAGAAGTACCTGGCCAGTTGGTGACAAAGACCGGCGTGATTCCAGCTGCGATCTGCAGCGCCTTGCCTTCAGCCACACCGACAGCAGTCGAGCCAGACAAGCTTCCAAGTCTCTTTTTTGCCCAATCGCCCAAAAGCTTGTTGCTACCTCGCGCAGCCAGATACGCGGTACCCAAGATCGCGGCCGTCCCCCCAGCTATCTGGCCTCCTGACAGCTCAAGCCCTCCGTTCTCCTTCTTGTCCAGCATGAAGGAAATCCAGGCCGCGAGTGTTTCGTTCAGGGGCTTGGCAAAGTCGTCTGCAGCCTCCCGCATGGTGTTTCTGAGCCGCCCACTTGCGTCGATGAGATTTTGAGTGGCCTCTTTGATGTCACGCTTGAGGGTTCCGCTGGCATCTTCAATCAGCCCGGCCATCCTGCCGACCTCTGGCAAGTTGTTGGACTGCAGCAGCGTTTTGATCCCCTTGATGGTGTCGAGATCCGCATTGCCAAAGGCCGCCTGAACGAAGCTGTCACGCTCCAAATCGGTCTTAAGCGTGTCGTACTTCTTCTTGACATCCTGGAGCACGGCGAGGGGATCGCGGCGTTTGCCTGCGCCGGAATAGAACTTGATACCGGTCCCCTTTTGGGCTGCAGCCATGTAGTTCATGTTGGTGAAGACGCGCAAGGTGCTGTCGGCGAGGGTGGCCAGCCGTTCCGGCGCGCGCTCAACCTTGGAGAGCGCCTCGATAAAGCCGAGGGTCTTATCGAAGCTCATGCCGGCAGACTGCGCGTTAACACCTACGCGGGCGAAGATCTGCGATAGGTTCTCAAGCTCCGCATTGCCGAGCCTGCCGGCCACCGTCATCTTGTCCAGGAGTTCCAGGGCCTGTCCTGGCTTCGACAGGTCGAACTGGAAGGCCTGGGCGGCTACAGTGAGCCCGGCAGAAAGCGTTTCCGCTTTTGCCCCGGTGACAGCCATGGCGATATTGACGCCGTCCAGCGTGCTTTTCGCCTCTCCCATCTCTAGGCCGGACTGCACCAGGGCATTGAAACCGTTCTTCAGGCTCTCGATGTCCTGGCCGCTTTCTTTGCCCATGCGGAAAAGATCGGACCTCAAAAGTGCGATCTTTTCCGCCCCTACTCCGGCAGTTTGGCCTATCTGCGTGAGGTCCTTATCCAACTGGGCCGACATGCGCACCTGCTGAACTGCGCCAATGGAAAGCCCCAACCCCGCGAGCTTTCCACCGACACTGCCAATGGCCCCCTTCAGAGAGTCAAGCTCTCGTCGCGCGCCCTGTGTGAAGCGGGAGACGGCGGAGTTCGACTCACTCATCTCCCTTTTCAGGCCGCTGGCATTGGCCAGTATTTGCAGAAACAGCTTCATATCAGCCATCGATCGTTTTCCTTACCTTCTGCTTCTTAGGTTTCGGTTGAATGATCTCCTGGTAGTTCAGGAGCAGGCTGTCACCCTCAGCCATTGGCATGTCGACCGCCTCGGACCAGGGGACCCCAAGCTTAAGCAACGCTATCAGCTGCTTCCGGTACGGCTTGTCCTGCTGCATCATGACGCTGGCCAGCGCGTCGCCATCGTCGCCGTCCAGGTCGAGCACCATCTCCGGGGTAACGGTGGTCACACCGGCAATCTTCAGACGCTTGGAAATGATCGCGGCGTCATAGTATGCAGGATCGGAAAGCTTCTCTTTCTTGATGGTCCGATCGTTCGCAAGCTCCAGCGTGTGGCGGAACGTGCGCTCATCAAGGGTAAAGTCCCGGCAAGGCTCACCGGCTTCATTGATGACGCCGATCGGAAAGGTCCCTGTCTCCTGCATGGCTAATTCCTCCCCGTGGCGAGCAGCTCAATAGTTCGGGTGGCTTCGGTGTCGCCATCGTACTTGGTGGCCCCTACCTTCAGAGTGCTGACGCCGGTGTAGGTCGTGAGCTGTCCGTTGGGGTACTCGATGATCAGCGTGGCATCCTCGAGGGAGTTGAAGTCGAACTCCGTGACGTTCTCCGGGATCACGTAATCGACATCAACGCCGTACTGCGGGTTGACCGCCATGATGCCGGTTTTGTTCATGAGCCGCACAGGGCGGCGCAGCTCATAGTCTTTTTCGGTGACGCTGGAAAAGTCGGTGATCTCTGCACCGTTCACTATCAGCCGTACCTTGGAAACGTAACTATCCATCGTTTAAACCTCCGTTTAAAGCTTGTTAAAGAAGCAGGTCGATCCTGGCAGCGAAGACGTGCAGGCCGTTGACTACGTCGGCGGGGATGGCGGCGTCGAGCCTGTTCGAGTCCTGTCCGGAGCGCTCCACAATCAGCCCCTCCTTGTTCTCGTCGACCAGCTCAACGATCTCCAGCTCCTCAAGCTTCTTCAGCACGTCGAGGAGTTCCGCACGAACCCGGCCGGGCGTGCGGGCGGAGAGCTTGGCGCGGGGGAAGCGCAGGGCGATCCGCTCGCGCAGTGCCCTCCTGACATAGTCCAGGGTCCTGATGGTGGTGACGTCCAGGAGGCTGATGTCGTCGCTCCCAGTGGCGTTGTGGAGGTAGGTGGTGATTGCCCGCACGATCTGAACCCGCTCTCCCGGTCCCACCTCGAGGGGCGCAACGCTGTTGGCGAGGCAGGCCTCCTGCTCGGTCCTGGTCAACCTCTGCGTGATGTCGGGGACCGACACCCCCTTCAGCTCCAGGGTGTTGAGGGGCCGCGCCGGGTCCTCTTCCGATGCCAGCACAGCGGCATACGCTGCAGCGAGTTCATAGCCGGGGGTTTTGGTTCCGCGCAGGTAGGCGCAGACCATCCGGCCCGAATCGATAGCCGTCGCGAGCGTCGTGGCGGTAGCCAGCGAGCTGTCCATCGCGAAGACTCCCACCCCGGGACGCTGTTCCATGGGACCGGAGACCAGGTCGAGGTGGTCGCGCAGCGCGGTCAGGCGCAGCTCCTCGTCGTAGGGGGTGGCGATGATATCGAACTGCTGCGATACGACCTTGGCGAGCCCCGCCGCAAGGTTGGCGTCGATAGAGCCGTTGGCAAGCGGCACCACGGTAGCCGTTGTGCCCTGGGCGGTGACCTCGACGGTGAGGTCTATCTGGTGAGCGACGGTCCCCTTGTTTCGGGCTGTCAGCGTTATCACGGTCCCAACGATAGAGGACGTCACCGGGAGATCCGGAAGCCAGAACAGCGCATTCTCCAGCGCAGTCGCAACCGTGGCAGCCGCGTCGTCTTTTGCTATCGCGATCTCGATACGATGGTTGCCTACCCACAATCTCAGGTACCCGGAGGAGGTGGCCGCGTTGGCGATGGTGACCGTGCCGGATGCGGCAGCAGAGCCTGCGGCGTCGTCCATTGCACAAACGGTCAGGTCGAGATAGGGGTTCGCCTTGATGGCCGCACGGACCATCAGGTGAGCCATGGAACCTTCGCCGAAGTACAGGGCGGCGTCGGCGTCCGAGAAAACAGCGGTCGGCTTCAGCGCGGCTATGGTGCCTGTGGCCAGGCGCTGAGCCATTATCAGCATCTTCTGCCTGTTGGCAGGAAGAGTCCGGACGGCCAGGGAGGTATTGAACTCCAGGTAGCGGCCCGGCTTGCGGATGCTGTTCGGGATCTTTTCGAATTCAATCATTACTGCTCACCCCCTTTGGGTTTTTTCTCCGGCTCCTCAACAAGGGAGCCGTCCTGAACCAACCTGCGGTAGTAGGCGGTGTCGTCAACCGTCACCGCTGCAGAGTCGGTGATGTGCTTCTTCGGTGCGTTCTCCATCGGGCAGCGGGTGCCCGGCGCGGACTTTACTTTCATTGCGGTCCCTCCAAAATGACAGTGTCGCTGGCATCGGCGACATCATCGCCGGGCTTGAGCAGGTACGAGAGCCCGACTACGAGCAGGTCGGTGACCTGTTCTTCGTCAAGGGCATCAATGGTGAACGAGGTTTTGAACTCGATCAGATATTCTATGACGCCCGCCACGTACTTCTCCTGGGTGGTGACGTCGCGGAAGCGTTTGGGGTGCAGCGGCTTTATCTTGAGATCCAGGGTCTGCATGAGCAGCAACTGGACGATCCCCTGGGCCAGGGGGTTGACACCCTTGCGGCGAGCCTCCTCGCTGGTCAGGTTTTTAAACTTGACCAGGACGCTCACGGTTACGTCCTGGCGCCACCTGGTGTCGGTGATGCGCTCGAAGTCACCCTCAAGAACCGCGACGGCGACGGCGATATCGGATAGGAGCTGACGGCTTCCCTGCTGGACCCCGCCCACCCTGAACGCCTCGATCCTCCCGAGCACCCGCGCGAGGACGGCTTCTTCGATGCTGGTAATCATAGGCCCCTCATCTTGTCGCGGCTAAAGAGACGGCCGTTGCTGGTGACCTGGGGGCTCTGCTGGGTTGAGGTGGCGGCGGTTACCGCTTCAGCACCCAGCCGGATGGCCCCCTTGGAGATATCGCTCAGGAGCTTGATGGCATTTTTCTGGTTCGCCTCCCGGACGTCGGGCATGGTCTCAACGCGCCTGGCGTAGAGGTTGTAGACGGCCAGGTCGACGGCGATCGGCTTGATGATCGCGGGG